ACTACGAACCCAATGAGTTGAATAATACTTGCCAATATAAGGTTCAATAGTTGCAAGAACACCAAGTCTCTCATTCAACATTTCTGTTTCTTTGAGTTCTGCAAACTGATTATCATACAAGAAATCATATTGAATATGATCACTAATTCTATCCCAGTCTTCTACTGAAACAATATTCTTAAGAATAAGTTGAGTCTTCAGCATATCATTGAACATCTGAGCAAATCTCTTTCTCAGACGACCAACAAACTTAGCAAACTTAAGTTCATCTCTTAAGATTTCAGAAGAACGACCAAGATTAAATCCACCATCAGCAGCAATTCTTGATTCTGGAACTCCAAGTGCCCTATAAAGTTTCTTTTGGAAATACTCAATATCAGCAAGTTCTCCTAAGTTCTGTCCACCAGGAAGAGTTGTTATTTCAGTTCCTCTACCACCTTCTCTTCTTGGAAGCCAAAAGTCTTCCATCATACTCATAAATTTACGATCATCACGAACTTCACCTGTATTTGCATCATATACAAGTTTATTACGATAACGATTCATAACGTCACGAAGATATTGTTCTGCCTTTACTTTAGGGAGATTACCAACATCAATATAAAAAATACGACGTTCTGGTGCTCTGGATAATCTATAGATGACCAAAGAATCCTCAATCATTCTTAGTTGATTAAGTGCCTTGATTGCTTTATGAAGATAGGAAAGAACATTTCCTTTGTTTCTATCTACAAGACCTGAAGTACAATATGTAATTGCATCCTTTGCAATTTTGGTTCCTTTATTTCCACCACCTCCAGTCAGATTACCAGTTGGATAACTTGGTTTTGGTGTATAAACAAAATACTCTTCAATCTCTGGAGCAATACCATTTTTCTGTTCATCACGACCAGGAATATTTGGTCCAATAACATTCTTATCTTGCTTCTTTTCTTGGCGGACAAACCGCATCTTCATTGGATCGATATACCTCAGTTCCTTAATTCCTTCCTGAGGATTTTTAAGATCAATTACCTTATGATAATAAAGTCTTCCATCAACATACCAATTTCTAAAAATTTCGTGTGACTTTTTATCAAAATCTAAAATTTCTTTGATATACTTAAATTCTTGTCTGATTGCTTTCTTTAAATTGTCCGTAGCATTTAGATTGGACAATTCAATTTCAATTGGAGAATCGTAAAGATCACTCACAATTGCTTCATTTACAACATCTTCGATAGCACCATCCGCTTCTGGATGTAGTGACATCTCTCTGTATCTTTTGATTAAATCAAATTCTGTTCTATATTGTCCTTCAATATCTACATATGAACCATAAAATCCACTGCTAATATAGTTATCAACCCCATCCTCGTTATTCACGGGGACAGGGGAAACTACAGATTTGGATTTCTTTTCTGTATCATCAATAGAAAAACCAAAAAGTTTTGCCATATTATAAACTAACTTAGACTACTATTTTATTATTTAGGAGATATCTTCACCACCAGATTGTAGAGTGGTTCCTTTAAATGCTTCCCAATAATGGACTTGCATTTCTACGGTAAACTCTTGAATGGTATCAGTTGTCTCATAACTTAGGTCAATTGTAGAAATATTAGTCGGGAAAACATCCTTGAAAGTATACTTTCTAAGCACTCCACCAGCACGATCAAGTTGATGTACTTTAGCATCTACTTGATAAAGTGCAGGATCTGTTTCACCAGTTCCATTATCAAGTTTATTGATGAAGTTCATCCACTTCTCAAACGCAGATCTGATATTGAATGAAGTATCATTCATTACAGTAATAGTCCACGTTTCGAATGTTCTATCACCTGCAATTTTCAGGATTCTTCCTCTAAAAGGAATATCAATCGGTGCTACTGTTGAAGAAGGTAGTGCTGCTGCTTTTACTAAAAATCTAGCATTGTCAAGAACTTCATTTTCATCCTGAAGATTCACACCTGAAGGGAACGCTAATTCCACTTCAAATAGATTGGGTCTTGCACCACCACCCTTTAATTTACTTTTAAAATCACTAATAGTTCTTAGTGGTAAAGTATTTACTTGTTGACGAGCCATTGTTTCTTAAACCTCTAGATTAAACGTTACCGATTACTTCATCAAATGAAACACCAGTTCTGGTGGCAACAAACGTAAGACCGATGAAGTTGATTGATCTTGCGGGTTTGATAAAGATGTCTGCTACAAACTCATTATTATCTATAATAGCAGCAGTATTATTTGTCTCATCACAAATAACTACAAAGTCAAAGATTCCTCTCTTTGCCTGAACATCACGAAGGAATGGTTCGACAATGTTCACAAAGTTAGTTCTTGTGATTTCATCATTAAACTCAAAGAGTTGATCTTTTGCAGCAGCAGAGATTGCATCTTCAAGGTAGATGAACAATCTACGAACGTTAATACGGTCGAATGCTGATGACTTACCAAATCCAGTCTTATCTCCAAAGAGAACAATACCGGCACCAGGTGAGAAGATTACTGGATTGACTCTATTAGAATACAATCTATCTCTCTGTGCTTTAGATGGAGTATATGCAAGTTTAACTGCATTTAGAATTGCACCACGGTTTGTTCCTGCTGGTGAGAACCATGGGAAGTTGTTTGCATCATTTCTGGCACAAAGTCCTGCAATGTCTCCATTTAGTGGAACATATCTGAAGGTATTTGCAAACCTATCAAACATATACTTATAACCACTATCAAAAATTCCATAAGTTGATGAAGTGATGGGAGCATAGAAACTGATTACGTTTTCGGTAATTGTTTCATCTGAATTGATATTCACTGCCCTATCATCAGAGGTATCAGTAATTGCCGCACCTCTATATGGTGAGATGAATGCAACTGCATCTTTTCTTGCTTCGGCAACTGCAATACACTTATTCGCAAGTGCTTGTGCATCTTCTTTAGAATATCCAGCAGATCCCATAAGAATGAAATCTACATTATACTTTTCAGTATTCTCAAATAATCCGTAACCAGTAACTAATCCATCTAATCCAGAACTTAATGCTCCATCATTTTCTATGTTACCTTCTCCATCATAATTCCAACCCTTCTTAAAGGTTTCATTAAGATTGCCAGTTGCAGCAAAGGTAATACCTTCTGCATGTTGATCCCAATCAAGAACAGTCTCAAGCTCGAATCCAGATCCACCACTCTTAAATCCAGTGGTTACAATACCTGCTGGTTGTGAACCGGCAAAGATATATTGTGAACTATTTGCAGTGAACTTTCTCCAGTATGAAGGAGAACCAAGAGAATACTCGGCATCTTTTGCTTTCGATAGTGAAAGATTCTTCTCAAGGATTGTTCCAGAGTTTCCGGTGATATCTCCATCACCATCAATTACAACAACATGGACTTCATCAAATCTAGAACCTCTTGCTGCTGCATACTCAGAAGTTCCTGGACGATCTGCAAGTTGATTCCACTTAACAGTAGATGTGGAAGTCAATGTAAGTGACTGTTGATCGAACCAATCTGCCTGTGAAGTTACTGCCGTTGATCCATAAGATACTGCTTGTCCATTAGTATGAATTGCAACATTTCCAGTTCCGGAGAATGCATAAACACCAGATGGTTGATAATCTACTTCAGTAACAGTTCCTGCTGCAGAGACATGCTCAAGAACTTTAACACCTATTGTACCTTCACCAATTTCGGTAATAATACCTTTCAAATCTCCATCAAGAACAGTAGTGCCTCCTATACCAGGAAGTATTGCCGAAATTGATTGTTTAATACCATATCCAAGCTGAACTGCTGCAGATGAAATAGATTGTGTTCCAAAATCAAATAAGAATGTATCTCCCAATGCATTAGTAGTTGCATTAGAAAGAGTTACAACACCCTCACCAATATTAGTAACAGTTGTTCCACTCGAAACTACAGAAGATCTTACTGTTTGACCAAGAACAATTGATCCTGTCGAAATTCCAACTGTGCTTGCTGAACCTACTGATGTTCCAATTCTATCCTCAACTATTGCAGTAAAGGCGGAAACACTACCTGTATTGATACCCAGAATTTGATCTGCCCTGGCATCAATAATACCAACTCTTAAACCATTTGCCCAAGAACCGGGATTTCTGGCGGCAACAACTACATTAGTAATTGGATTTTCATCGTATCCTAAGTCTTCATAGTGCTCAAGACTTTTAATCTTTATACTTGTGGCAGTACCAGCAAGACCGTTCTGAAGCTTAGAATCATCTGCTCTTACAACACTAAGTGCTCCACCATATGCCAGATAAGAAGAAGCAACTAACCAGTGCTCATAGTGCTTATCTGTAC